TGAGTTCTTTGATTTAACCGCATTGCTGCGCACAAAGGCGTCGATGCCTACATTCCAATGGAACTCGCAGTATCAACAGCAGCCCACGGCTGAAGAAGCGTCGATTGTTAAGCGGGAATGGTGGCAAATATGGACAAAAGACGACCCACCCCACTGTGAATATATAATTATGTCGCTTGACGCTGCCGCAGAGAAAAATAATCGCGCCGATTACACCGCGCTGACGACTTGGGGTGTGTTTTTTAATGAAGAAGAGAACGCACACCACATAATTTTGCTAAATAGCATCAAAGAACGCTTAGAATTTCCAGAATTGAAGGGTCTGGCGCTTGAAGAGTACAAAGGTTGGGAGCCAGACTCGTTTATTGTGGAGAAAAAGTCCTCTGGTGTAGCTTTGTACCAAGAATTACGCCGTATGGGCCTCCCAGTACAAGAATATACACCTCATAGGGGTACTGGGGATAAGATGGCTCGCCTTAATAGTGTATCAGACATCATAGCCAGCGGATTTGTGTGGGCACCAGCCAAGCGTTGGGCCGAGGAGGTCATAGAAGAGGTGGCAGGGTTCCCGTTTATGTCTAACGATGACCTTGTTGACTCTACGGTTATGGCGTTGTTGCGATTTAGGCAGGGTGGGTTCATCAGATTACCCACAGACGAGTGGGATGATGAGCCTACATACCGTAGACCTGTGGAATATTACTAAACTTCTATGTTTAACTTAGTTCCCTGCGGCCTATCCGCTGTAGTTTTTGCTCCAAACCTATCATAAGCCTTGCCAAGATCTAATCTCTGCTCTCTGAGCGCCTCCAGATGCGTGTGGTTGGCCCTATGTTCCTTTGTTACCCTCTGCTCAGCAAGGTGAGCTTCTATACGTTCACGACTTTGAGTTTGCTGATGGATATCAGACCCTACATTAAACGGTGCGTTACCTATCCCGCTTAACCCATCAGCCACTACAGCCTTCCTTGTTTCGCTAGGATTATTACAACAGTGATACCCATCATTATAGAAACAATAATTGTAGCCCCGCCATAAATAACAATCCTCTCAATTAGCTTTGCTTTGCGTTTCTTCTCTGCCTCAATCTTGGCCTTGCGGTCCTTTCTTGCTTGCACCCGTATAGCTTGCAATTCACCCCATGCGCTAAAACCTCTGGTTGCAATGACGATCTGACGAAGCTCTTCCTCAGCGTCTTTGGCCTTTTGTAAGTTCACAAACGTCTCCATTGCATTTTCATCAGAACCTGAAAACAAACTGTTTTTCTTTTTCTCATGGGCAGCGCGTAGTTCGTCTACCCCGTCGAAGAACTCACCAATCTGCTTGGTGACGTTGACGAGTTCCTTGCCCGCTGCAACCGCAGATTTGACAGCCGCAAACGCCGTAAATGGATCAATCATGTCTCTCTTCCCCGACCAACAACAATGTACGGTGGGCAGAAGTGTTTCCAAGGAACCCTGACCTTAGCTGGGTACTGGTAATAAAATTGTGAAACTTCTCTAGGGCACCTGTATTCACAGGTCTGGTGAAGACCTATAGCAGGGCTTTGACTAGCTAGTATTGCTGTTAGGGCGCAGATGAACATATCTCATGCCTATCTCCCCCTATTTCTCTGCAAGCTTATCTATCTTGCCTTCAAGCCTAACGAGGTGGTCAACAACTCTCCCAAGTTCCCCCGCATGTTCTTCCCTCTTTATATAATTCTCTCTTGTCATGTTCAAAAGAATATTGAGGCGCTTGACTTCAGATGCGATTTGGTTGGCCCACCATCCTATGGGTAGAACCACAAAAGTTAGTACGATGTTCCAAATCAACATGTTATCCATGATATCTTAATACAGGAATATAATATTTGTTTCAACAGCCGGTCTAAGTTAAAGGATAATTATGGGCGCATCTCCCAGTGCCCAGTCGGGGTGTGGTGGCTTCCCCCAAGTCGCGCACCTCGACACTAGACCATCGGACATTAAAATGATAAGTTAAGTCCACACACCGCTTACGGAGCGCACATGGCTGTAGAAAAACCTTTAGTTCCTTCTGATTTAGAGATCGAAGAGAATCCATCTGAAGAAGAGCTTACTATTGAAGTTATAAACCCCGAAGCTGTTTCTATGGAGACTGAAGATGGCGGGGTTATAATTGATTTTGAAGGTGGCTTGTCAGAGCAACTAATGGGACAAGATCACGATTCAAACCTAGCTGAGTCTATAGACGAAGCAGACCTTGAGGCTATGGCATCTGAGCTTGTGAGTGATTTTGAGTCTGATCGTGAGTCACGCTCTGATTGGGCTAGGGCTTATGTAAAAGGTTTAGACCTTCTTGGTATGAAGATTGAGGAGCGCCAACAGCCTTGGGCAGGAGCTTCTGGGGTGTTTCACCCCGTGCTTACTGAGGCTGTTGTACGGTTTCAAGCGCAGGCTATGGGGGAGCTGTTCCCCGCTTCAGGCCCTGTAAGAAGTAAGATTATGGGCAAGCTGACCCCAGAAAAGTTTGACCAAGCCGAGCGTGTGCAGAACGAGATGAATTACCTCTTGACGGAGGAGATGACAGAGTACCGCGATGAGATGGAGCAGATGTTGTTTAAGCTCCCGCTGGCAGGATCTGCGTTCAAGAAAGTATACTACGATCCTCTTATGGATAGGCCCTGCGCTGTATTTGTTCCTTCAGAAGAGTTTGTTGTGTCCTACGGGGCAACTGACCTTATGACATGCCCGCGTTACACGCATGTTATGAAGAAAACGGAAAACGAGATACTAGAATTACAAGTGGCAGGGTTCTATAGAGATGTAGAGCTGCCCGCACCGGCCCCTGATTTTTCCGATATACAAGAGAAATACGATGAACTTGACGGGGAAAGCGCAGTTCTTGAAAACGACGATAGGCATACGATCCTTGAAATGCATGTCACGATGAACATGCCCGAGGGGTTTGATGATTCTGATGAGTTAGCACGGCCCTATGTAGTAACTATAGATAAATCGTCTCGTGAAATATTGTCTATCCGCAAGAATTGGTACGAAGATGACGCTAAAAAGAAAAAACGCCTACACTTTGTTCATTACCGCTATCTACCGGGCCTTGGGTTTTATGGAACGGGTCTTATCCACCTTATTGGTGGCCTTGCTAAGTCGGCTACCTCTATCCTTCGCCAGTTGGTTGATGCTGGCACACTGTCGAATTTGCCAGCAGGGCTTAAAGCTCGCGGTATGCGTATTAAGGGGGACGACACTCCTCTTATGCCGGGTGAATTTAGGGATGTGGACGTACCGGGCGGTGCCATCCGTGACTCGATTACGTTTATCCCTTACAAAGAGCCATCAAGCGTATTGTACTCTTTACTTGGAAATATTGTCGAAGAGGGACGCCGAATTGGCTCAGTCGCAGACATCCAAGTAGGGGATATGAACGCACAGGCACCCGTGGGCACAACTCTTGCCCTCTTGGAGCGGTCGATGAAAGTGATGTCTGGTGTACAGGCCCGCCTTCATGCTGCCATGAAAAAAGAGTTACGACTTCTTGCTAAGATTGTCCACGATTACATGCCCGATGAGTATGTATATGAAGTTGACGGAGACTTCAGTAGAACGGCTGATTTTGACAAACGTATAGACGTTATACCTGTATCCGACCCTAACGCCGCTACTATGGCGCAGCGGATTATGCAGTATCAAGCCGCGTTACAGTTGGCTCAACAGGCCCCGCAACTATACGATATGGGTAAGTTGCATAGGCAGATGCTTGAGGTTCTTGGTATTCAAGACGCGGGTGATTTAATTAAGCTTCCAGAAGATATTAAACCTTCTGATCCTGTCACTGAGAATATGATGATTCTTAAACAGGAGCCAGTTAAGGCGTTTAAATACCAAGATCACGAAGCGCATATAGCGGTTCATATGGCAGCGGCAGAAGATCCTAAACTTTCGCAAATGGTAGGCCAGTCTCCGTTTGCTCAAGTTATACAGCAGGCGATGGCTGCACACATCACAGAACATGTTGCGTTCCAATATCGCAGAGAGATGGAGAAAATGTTGGGTGTTGAGATGCCTGACGAAGATCAACCATTACCAGAAGATGTTGAGGTAGAGATATCTAGGCTTGCTAAAGACGCAGCAGAGAAGCTACTCAAGAAGGATCAGGCAGAGATGTCTCAGCAGCAGGCACAACAACAGCAGCAAGATCCTGTAGTTCAGATGCAGCAACAAGAGCTTCAGCTAAAGGCGCAAGAGCTTCAGCATAAGATGCAACTAGACACGGCTAAACTTCAGCTTGAGGCTGAGAAGATTAAAGCCGCTAATCAAAGAGAGGGGGCCAAGTTGGGAGTTAAGTTGGCTACCGATCTTGATAACTCTCAGCGAGCAGATCAGCAAGCTGGGGCTAAACTTGGGGTAGAAATAGCAAGGGAGCTAAGTAAGGGGGATGGATGATACAGTTGTTGCGTTGATGAAACGTAGCATATCCGAGTCCAAGACGGAGATAGAGCAGTTTTTGGCTGGGGGCCAAGCACAATCTATGGAAGATTACTGTCGTCTTGTAGGGAGATACGAGGCTTTAAAACTAATTGAAGCTGATTTAGTTGATCTGGAAGAAAGAATTATTGCACAATAAGTTCTAGTATTCTATTTCGTAATTGGGGGCTTCGCGGATAGACCGCGCAAGGTTTCTGTGAACCTTAATCACTGCAAGGTATATGCAATGTATAAAGATGAAAAAGTAACTGACGACAAAGTAGCAACTCAGTTGCCAGAACCAAAAGGCTACAAAGTTCTTATTAGCACTGTTGAGGTTAATGAGAAGACTGAAGGCGGAGTGTACATGCCTGACCAACTTAGGCAGGCAGAAGAAACCGCTTCTATTATAGGGTTTGTAATTAAAACTGGCCCTGATGCGTATTCTGATAAAGATAGATTTCCAAACGGAGCCTACTGCAAAGAAGGTGATTTTGTGATCTTTAGATCTTATTCAGGCACGAGGTTTAAGATTCATGGGAAAGAGTTTCGACTTGTAAACGACGATACTGTTGAAGCAGTTGTCGAAGATCCACGGGGGTATACACGGGTATGAATAATTTGGCAGATAAACCAGAGCTTACAGAACAAGATCTTGAAAACGAATCACCTGAAACACAAGATGTTGTGGATGAGTCGTTTGAGATAGAAATATCTGATGATACTCCAGAAGAAGAAAAACCACGTCTAGCAGAAGACAGAGAGCCAGAAGTGCCTTCTGACGATGAGATAGATAAATATTCTGTTGGAGTTCAAAAGCGCATAAACAAGCTAAAGTTTGAAGCGCAGGAGCAAGAACGGCAAAAACTTGAGGCCCATAGGCTACAAGAAGAGGCCCTGCGGTATGCTCAACAGATTAGATCTGAAAACGAACAACTGCGGAAAAATCTTGATGCGGGCGAAGAAACTCTTATTGGGCAGGCTAAAGGACGTATCGAAGCGCAGTTAGACAAGGCTAAATCTGCGTACAAAGCTGCGTATGAGTCTGGTGATCCCGATGCGCTAATAGCCGCGCAAGAGCAGCTAACGACCCTGAAAGTAGAGTCTGATAGGGTAAATAATTACAAACCACAGGTTAGAACCGCGCCGCCGCAGCAGCCGCAATATGCTCAACCTACCCCGCAAGCTAATACACCCGATGCAAAAGCTCTTGAGTGGGGGAAGAAGAACACTTGGTTTGAGAATCCTGAAACTCCTGAGATGACAGGCTTTGCATATGGGGTACATCAAAAGCTTGTACAATCAGGGATTGATCCGAGAAGCGATTCTTATTATGATGAAATAGACAAGGCTATGAAAAAAGCCTTTCCAGATAAGTTTGACGGTGGGCAAATAGAGGAAGAAGCACCCCAACGTCAGGCCGGTTCCGTGGTCGCCGCACCGTCAAGATCGACAAAAAAGCCACGCACAGTGCGATTAACCTCGACGCAAGCCTCTCTCGCCAAGCGGCTTGGTATCTCGAATGAGCAATATGTGGCGCAAATGTTGAAGGATCAATCCAAATGAGTAACAGAACCTCACGCAGTAATGATGACCGCGAAGCGGTCAAACGCAAAGTGTCATGGGAAAGACCGACAATGTTACCGACCCCCGAACCTCGCGCTGGCATTAGCTATCGCTGGATTCGCACCTCTACCTTGGGTACTACGGATAACAAGAACGTTTCTTCCAGATTTCGTGAAGGTTGGACACCTGTTCGTAAAGAGGATCATCCGAACCTTCAAATCGTGTCCGATATTGATTCGAGATTTCAAGACGGCATTGAGGTAGGTGGCTTATTGTTATGTCAAAACGCCATCGAAAAAGTTGAGGCTAGGGTTGAGAAGCAGCTAGACATGGCACAGAGCCAGATGGAAGCGGTTGATAATTCCTATCTGAAACAATCAGACCCTCGTATGCCCGTTCTAAATCCAGAACGGAGCACACGATCTTCATTTGGCAAGTAACCCCTTTGGGGAGCTTGTCGTAACTTAAACTCTAGGAGTATGAGAAAATGGCTACTACAGCAGCTCCCTACGGCTTAAAACCTGTGCGCCGCGCAGACGGAATGCCGTATGCTGGTGCGACCAATCAGTATCTCATTGACCCCGCTGGAGAAGCAACAAACCTGTTTTACGGGCAAGTTGTTATCATTGGGGCTGATGGTTACATCGCACTCGCAACTGGTTCAGGTTCAGACCTGACATCTAACAGCATCTCAGGAACAACAGGCGTTGGTGGTATCGGCGTTTTTGTTGGTTGTGAGTATGTAAATTCTTCAGGCCAACGTGTTCAGGCGCAGTATTATCCATCTGGTACAAACAGTAGCAGCACTGCGATCAAGGCATATGTTGTTGACGATCCAAACGTACTATTCCAAGCCCAGCTTGATGGTACAGGAGCGCAAACAATTATCGGTACAAACACATTCTTTGCAGCAGTACAGTCTACCTCAACTGGTAATACCACGACAGGTAACTCTACATCTGCATTAGACGCTACGGTGAAGACTGCCGCAGCGGCGTTTCGTATCGTTTCACATGTGTCAGATGCTGCTGATGCGTTCCCAGATGTACTTGTAAAGTTCAATCCGGGCGCTCACCAGATGACCAATAACGTAGGTTTATAAGGAGGTTAAATCATGGCTATTTCACGCGCCCAGCTCCTTAAAGAGCTGTTACCGGGTCTGAATGCATTGTTTGGTTTGGAGTACGGCAAGTACGAAAACGAACATTCTGAGATCTATGAAACTGAAACTTCAGAGCGTAGCTTTGAAGAGGAAGTTAAATTATCAGGTTTTGGAGCCGCCCCTGTGAAAGCAGAAGGTGCTTCAATTTCTTATGACAACGCAC